GAAAAAATCACTTGCAATCGCTGCTGTAGCATTAACGATGATGACAGGTTGTCAAACTTCGACAAGTGCTCAAGACTTTCCTTTGGGCCCAGTTTTAGGCGGTGTTGCTGGCGGGTTCATTGGTAATCAATTCGGCAAAGGAAACGGCAAAGCGGCTGCAACCGCACTAGGCGCTGTCGGTGGTGTGTTGTTAGGGCAACAGTTACAACGTCCTGTGGTCAATCAAGCACCAGCACCAGCACATGTTGTTGTGACTAGTTGCGATACATATTATAATCCTGGCGCCCGTGCTGCATGTAATCGTGGTGTTGCTGACCGTAATAGAGAATATCAACGCCGTGTAGAACGTCAGGCATATGATATCGGCCGAGGTCAGGGTTATCGCCGTGGTTGGGGTCGGACAGTGATGCCGGGCGGAAGAATTACTTGGTAAACTAAAAGGAAATTTATCAGTGGTGAGGTTTATAATATATTTTTCGTTTGGTTTTCTGGTAGCTACATATGATGTCATACCAGTTATCAAAAGTGTTTTTATTGAGTCGGGTATTCGTGATTCTGCTGTAGATACTCTAATGAGTGTAAGGTGAGGTTAGAATGTATATGATGGGTGTGCTTCTCAAAGCAACAGCATTGAGTATGTTGTTGGTAGTGATTGCAATGGGTTTAGGTGCCCAATGATTAAAACATTTATGTTGTTGCTCGCCTTTACGGTCACTGGGCCCGAAGGTTTTGAGAGAGATGAGAAGGTTCATATCTTGTCTCAATACTTTGATACTCAATTGGAGTGTAAACAATTCATTGATAATTGGGAAGGTCTTATTCGCAGCCGAGGACTTGCTTCTGCACAAGATATGTTGGCAGACGGGTACAAGGTAGAGTTAACTTATATTGGTTGCGCCCTCGCACCAGATTTGGATAGAAAATGAGCGGTATGCATTTGCTGCCGGTGTACTACACCACAACAAACAATAAGAAACGCAAGACACGCAAGAAGACTCAAAGTCAACTTGCTGCCGAGCGTGATCATCAAAAGTTTCTCAAGAAGATGGGTATAGGCTCTCGTAGCTCAGTTGGATCAGAGCAACGGTCTTCTAAACCGTGGGTCACAGGTTCGAGTCCTGTCGAGAGCGCCAATAAACGGAGCGTAGGAAAGTCTGGTAATCCGCCACATTTGGGATGTGGAGATCAGAGGTTCGAATCCTCTCGCTCCGACCAAGTTTTCTATGACCCATCAATGGCAAAGAAAGAAGAGAAGGTCTACACTGGCACAGAGATTATGGGTATCGCACAGATGCATAAATCTAATGCAGTTCCTGTGCGTGGAAAAAAACAAGCAACAGAGGTTGCTAACATGAGGAGAAATTAAGTGAGAGTTGAAGTGCGTAATAATAATATTGATGGAGCATTGCGTGTCCTAAAGAAGAAGTTGCAACGAGAAGGTTTTTATACAGAGTTGCGTGAACGTGAGTTTCATAAGACCAAAGGTGAAAAAAAGAGACTGGCCAAAGCTGCTGGTCGTAGGCGTTATAAGAAAACTCTTGAAAAACGAATGGAAGAACATGGATACTGATGACGAAAAGAAAGAGACAAGGACGGCCGAGATTGAATTGAGGACACACGAAATTGCCACAAAAACGGCAACGCCGTTACATACCGTTGATTGGTATATTAAATGGGTGAGTTCTATTGTCTTAATTGTTGGTATGATCCTTGCTGCAAACAATCTCTATCCTTACAATATTGTTGTTCAATGTGCAGGGATTCTTGGTTGGTTAGTTGTTTCTATTATGTGGAATGACAGGTCGTTGATTATCGTCAACGCTGTTGGTGCGGCCATTTTGATTAATGGTCTTGTTGGTTACTGGTTAAATGGATAAATAAAACGATGGCAAAACGTATCAAAGCAAAAACTGATAACAGTGGATGGGTTGAACCTAAGAAGAAGGTTCGCAAGAAGCGTAAACCTATGACTGATGAACAGAAGGCCGCAGCTGCAGAACGTTTAGAAAAGGCACGGCAGGCTCGTGCTGAGAAAAATCCAGATTATGGTCAGTCAGGTATTCATGAAAGTTTGCGTGACTTGCCTGATGATTATCCTATTAATCCCAAAAAGGTAAAACAGTGGATTAAGACACAAAAAGAACTTGCAAGTGCAGAACGTAAAGCACACAAAGCAGGAGTTAAAGGAGCATATGCTAGGATGCTTGACCATGAGGGATATGTTAAACATATGAAGACATATCTAAGAACTGGTGATTGGATTGATGTTTTTTATGGTGAACATCAAGAGAAGAAAATAAGAAATCGATGTGTAGCACAAGCTTACTATTGGTATGGTCCGAAGAAAGGACAACCGAAGTTTAGTGTTGGAACTTATTATCCAATGTTAGGAACAGTCTATACTCAAGAAATGTACAACGATGATAATGGAGTGGAAAATGCCGATGTGCAAAAGACCAAAAAACGAACTACCAGAAAACGTAATAAAAGGTCCGTGGAAGGCAAAGTCAAAAAAAGACGTAGTACTGCCTGAACATGATGTAATTGAAATGCAAGAGAACCTTATGTTCTGTGATAATCTCACAGAAGCAGTCATGGTTCAATTGATACATTCTATTGGCGAGAACGGTTTTGATGTGCAACAAGAAGATTTCTTGAAGGACATGGGATTTATTATTGAGGCAGTTAGGTCAACTCTATACAGGGATGTTGGATATAACCACCCGATGGGAAAAATTATGGCTGCATTTACCAAATCTAATATTGATCCAAAAGGAGAGGTAGGAGATGGGTTTGAACTTCCCGGCTTGGATGATGCAAAAATAAGAAGGTTGATTGAGGATTTGGATGATGAAGAAGAAGACCCGAAAGACCCAGCCTAAATTTGTAGAAGCATTTAGTCCTACAATAATGGAAACGAAAGTTTCTGATAGGTTTCTGGAAATCGTAAACACTGTTGGTGATGATGTTTTAAGTAGTGAACAAAAGAGTGTTCAATACGATTGGTCGCACAAACTTGTGGGTAAGGTTAGTAAGGAAGTGCAAATTCCTGTTCGTAATGATGAGGAAAGAGTAATTCTTTTCACTACAATGAAGCAAGCTTGTGTGGATTATCTAAATTATATTATTGATAAGAACAGGTCTTATGGATGGTGGAAAATGGCTGGTCGAGAACGTAGACCAACAATGGAAAACATTCATCTAACACATAGTTGGATAGTCAGTCAGTATGCTGGTGAGTATAATCCAGCACATCACCACACAGGAGACTTCTCTGCTGTGATCTATTTGAAAATTCCACCTAAGATGCAATCAGAATTTGATATTGAATTTCAAGACCACTATCCAGCCAACGGATTGATTGAATTTATGTATGGTGAAAATTGTGATATGAGAAGCGACACGATTAAGTATAAACCAGAGGTTGGTACGATGTTAGTGTTTCCATCATATCTAAAACATTTTGTATACCCTTTCTATAGTGAAGGTGAACGTAGGAGTATGAGTTTTAATGCTCATATGAAATTATAATGTGGATTGACAATTTCAATTTAAGTAAGTATAATGAAGAATGTCTTAATGTCATCGACAATTCGGTGGCCGGTAAGTATCATTTGGTATCTGGATTAAGTAGTTATGAGGTTGACAAAGAATTTCTATTCAAAAAGGAACTCAAACCCTTGATGATAAAAATTCAAGAATGCATCAATGAATATGTTCGCCCTCATGAAAAGTTGGAAGCATCAGTTATATCTTCCAGCTGGTTCAATATATTGGGTAAGGGTCACAAGGTTGGTCGCCATCGTCATGTTGATTCTTGGGATATAAGAGATGGTAGTGTGGTTAGCGGTGCATATTATCCCTATGTTGATAAATATAGCGCTCCGTTGATTTTTACTTTTCCAGATGGTAATACAATTTCTATGCCATGTTCTAGTGGTTCTTTAGTAATATTTCCAAGTTGGCTTGATCATCATACCGAAGAGAATGAAACCGACAGACGAATTACCGTAAGTTTCAACACCGTTAGGAAAAGTGTTGTGCTTGAGAAATTTCCTAAATCAGTCGAAGAGGCTGAAAAAAGATTGAGAGAAAATAATGATTCTAGTTGATATGAACCAGATTAGTCTGGCAAGTGTAATGATGCACTTGAACATGACGAAGGCTGACAAGGTGGATGAGAGCATGGTTCGCCATATGATCCTCAACTCACTTCGCATGTATCGTGAGAGATTTTTTGAAGAGTATGGTGAGTTGGTAATCTGTTATGATTCCAAACATTACTGGCGCAGAGACTATTTTCCCCAGTACAAAAACAACCGTAAAAAAACCAGAGACAGTTCTGGTCACGATTGGGATGCCATCTTTGAATGCCTTAATAATATCAAGGCTGAACTGATTGAATTCTTTCCCTATAAGGTTCTTGAGGTCTATGGTGCAGAGGCAGATGATATCATTGCTGCATTGTGTCTTGAGTTGGAGTTTGACAATGGCAAGACATTGATCTTGTCGGGAGATAAGGACTTTATCCAACTGCATAAATATAAGAACGTTACACAATACAGTCCTATCACTAAGAAATTTGTGAATGGGGTTGATCCAGATGAGTATCTATATGAACACATTTTGAAGGGTGATGTTAGTGATGGTGTTCCAAACGTTCTTTCCGTAGACAATACATTTACTGATGGACTAAGACAGAAGCCATTAGGTAAGAAGAAAATTGCAGAGTGGGCTGGACCCATGTGCGAGCAATTTTTACCAAACGATGAGGTGAGAAGAAATTACCAGAGAAACAAGAAACTGATTGATCTGAAGGAATCCCCAAAAGAACTGTATTTGGAATGCCTCGAAGCATACAAAGAAGCTCCAGAGGGGGATCGTAGTAAACTACTAAATTACTTTATAGAAAAGAGATTGAGAAATCTCATGGAATCAATAGGAGATTTTTAATATGACGCCGCTTATTTCAGAAGTTTTGAGTAAAGTTGCCAAAGCTAAAACCAAAGACCAAAAGATTAGAATTTTGAGGGAAAACGATACGCCCCCTCTAAGGATGATTATCAAAGCATCATTTGATCCATCTATCGAATGGGAACTGCCAGAGGGTGATGTTCCATATACAAAAAATGATGCTCCCGAAGGGACAGAACATACGAATTTGTCACACGAGTCACGACTCCTGTTTCACTTTATCAAGGGTGGAAATCCAGGCCTTTCTGCTTTGCGCCGAGAGAACATGTTTATCCAGATGCTTGAGGGTTTGTCCGAAGAAGAGGCAGAAATTGTTATTGCTGCCAAGGATGGTGCGCTCCATAGGAAATACAAGGGCCTGTCTGATGCAGTGGTTAAGGAGGCGTTTGGTTGGACTGAGGAATATATGCAACCAGAACCGACTGAAGTCCTACCCGGCCACGAACAAAGATTCTAACTTTTTTTCAGAATCCTTTTGAATCAATAACTTAGACGCTACGATTTCCCTTGACAATATCATCCCCATATGCGATAATGTATATAGTGTTGAGAAACAAGAGGTTCCTATGATTGGTATCGAAATTACAGGTGGTTTGAAAAAAGACCGTGAACTGGCAGATGAGATTGTCTGGTGGTGCATGGATATGCTTATGCCTCGCCATCGTGTTCTGGATATTGATGTTAAGTTTACTAAGACTTTTGAGGACGATGCTCAAGGGTTCTGTTATCGTGGTGATGATGATCGTGACTACATTATTGAGATTGATCATCGTTTGAGCCGGACTGTTTCTAAAGAAGAGTTCATTGAGTGCATCATGCATGAGATGGTTCATGTTTGGCAGGGTGCTACCGGCCGAATGAAAGATAAGTTTCGGGGTGGTTACAAACAGTTATGGAAATGTAAAGACGGTAAGTATCGCAACTATGGCGATACTGCATATGATAAACAGCCTTGGGAAGTTGAGGCTTACAAAATGCAGGGCCCGTTGACCAAAAGGTTTATGGAAGAGATGGGATATGAATGAAGCACTAGCTGCTGCAATATTACTAATCGGAGTTGCAACGCCAACTGTTGGCACGCCGCCTGAAGATAGGGTGGTCAGCGAATCTGTAGAGTGTCTTGCAAAAAATATGTACTATGAAGCACGGAGTCAAGGGACAGCAGGAAAACTTGCTGTGTCTGCTGTAGTGCTTAATCGTGTAAATGATCCTCGATTTCCAGATTCTGTATGTGAGGTGATACACCAAGGTCCAACAAGAAAATCTTGGAAAGACCCTAGTAAATCATATCCAATAAAAAATCGGTGCCAATTTAGTTGGTATTGTGATGGATTATCTGACGAACCTAAAAATGATAAAGCTTGGAAAAAGGTACTTGACTTATCTAAGCTAATCATGCATAATAGTATACAGTTCGTTGATATAACTGATGGTGCAACACATTATCATGCTGATTATGTCAAACCATCTTGGGCTAAAACAAAAACGAGAACCACAGAGATTGGTGATCACATCTTTTATAAATGGGAAAAGAAATGACATTTGAAGAATATCAACAAGAGACTATGAAAACCGCTGTCTATGATAAAGACGTTGCAGTTACATATCTTGCATTAGGTCTTACGAGTGAAGCTGGCGAAGTTGCTGGTAAAGTCAAGAAGTGGGTTCGGGGCGATACTGAATACGTTGATACTGATGAGATTAAGAAAGAACTTGGTGACGTTCTTTGGTATGTCTCACAGATGGCTGAAACCTTTCGTTTAGGTCTTGAGGATATCGCACAGGCAAATGTTGACAAGTTGCGTTCTAGGATGGAGCGTGATAAAATTAAAGGAGATGGTGACAACCGATGAAACATATTGAAATATCGTTAATGGAGAGTGGTGAATTGTCTATTGATGGACAGGTGAAACCAGCTGGTAATCTTGATATTCGTGAGTTTGAAGATGGCGAATGGACAGGTGGTTGTTATGCCAGCTATGATAATCTTATAGAGAAAGTGAAAGAGGCGTTAGAAGATGGCGAATAGATATCTGTGTGATGTTCTACAGGAAATGCGAGAATGTACTAAGACTTTAAACTTCTCTTATTTGTTGGGATTGATTGAAGAAACACAAACTCTTGGAAGTCGAATGGAAGCGAAGCTGTTTGAGATAAAAGATTTTGAGCGTCTCCATGAGGATATTGCAAAATTGAAAAAGCAGAAAAAGAAGCTGGAAGATAAAATAGAAGGGTTGGAAGTATGAATATATTCTATCTAGACCGTGACCCTGTAGTTGCTGCACAGATGATGTGTGATAAACATTGTATAAAGATGATACTAGAGAGCGCACAGATGCTCTCCACTGCACATCGTGTCTGTGATGGTGATGAGTATGCTGACAAGATGGGTTTGTACAAGATGGCTCATAAGAACCATCCTAGCACCATTTGGGTTCGTTCAGCTGAGGATAACTATGATTGGTTGTGGCAACACATGTGCGCTCTTATGAAAGAATATACGCATCGTTATGGTAAGAGACATGCCACAGAGCGTCTAATTGATCCATTGTGCAATGCGCCAGATTTCGTTGGTGACGGTGAATTTACTGATCCACCACAATGTATGCCTGATTATTGCAAAGGTGAAGACACAGTTCTCGCATATCAAAACTACTATATACTAGAGAAATCAGGATTTGCGAAGTGGACTAAACGAGAAACGCCGGTATTTTTTGTGGAGAAATACGATGCAAAGAGAGGGTTACTGGGATTACATGGGGCGCAGGCTTAGAGAGGAAAGTGATATGAACAATCCTTTACATCTCAAGTTAGACGATAGAGAGAAACAACTGATCTATACAGAAGTTGATATTCTAAAAAAAGAAATTTCACAGCTGCAAGAAAGTTTGCAAAATTCATATGTGAAAATCAAGGAACTAAGAACCGCACTTTCTTTTTATGAGAGTAAAGGTGATGGACAATTGGAGTTTAATTTTTAATGCCGACATATACATTTTTCAATGAACAAAGTGGGATTGAGTACGATGAAAATGTACCGCTTGCTGAATACGATGAATACATGAAGAAAAACCCACAGGTAGTAAGAGTGTGGCATGGTAAGGCACCAGCGATGGTTGGTGATCATGTGATGGGTGTAGGTCCGAAAAATGATTCTGGATTCAATGATGTTATGAGTAATATTGCTTCTAAGCATCCAGACTCTCCCATGGCCGATAAGTATGGTAGTGGTAAGAGTACTAAACGCCTTCAGGCAGAAAACATCTATAAGAAACATAAGGCAAGAAAATAAATGGCATCTAAAAAAGTTAGTAAAGAAATCAGCACAGCAAGTCTTGTTGATGTTAAACCAATAACTGAAAATCAGAAGACTGTTTTTGATACTTGGAAGAAGGACAAGAACCAGTTTTTGTTTGGTTCTGCTGGTACAGGTAAAACGTTTATTTCGTTGTATCTTGCCCTGCAAGATGTGTTGGACTTGAAGAACCCAGCAGACAAGGTAATTCTGGTTCGTTCTCTTATCCCGACACGAGAGATTGGATTTCTGCCTGGCGATGAAGAAGATAAGGCTGCGTTGTATCAGGTTCCGTATCAGAACATGGTTCGTTTCATGTTTCAGATGCCCAATGAACAATCGTTCAATAACCTATACGACAGACTCAAAGCGCAAGGTTCGTTGTATTTCCTATCGACTTCTTTTCTAAGGGGATTGACATTTGATAATAGTATCATTATAGTAGATGAATGTCAGAATATGAATTTTCATGAATTGGATACGATTATCACTAGGGTAGGCCAAGATTCTAAAATTGTATTTTGTGGTGACTTTGATCAGTCGGATTTACAGAAGACTAATGAGAAAAATGGTTTGCATGACTTCCTGAGAATCCTACAAGAGATGGAAGAGTTTAACTGTACAGAATTCAACATTGGCGATATTGTCAGGTCTGGATTTGTACGAAGCTATCTCATCAACAAAATCAAGATGGGTATGGGTATTGAATAACATATATGTGAAACCTACCCAAGAGGGTTGGCCTGAATTTAAAATGAAATCCCCTGTAAAGGTTAAGACGTTACAGGGAACCAATATTGAAAAGTTTAATGGTGCATTAGAAAATGATATTCGTGATGCTGGTGATCGACTACAACAGAAGACTGCTGCCAAATGTCATATGACACGTTGGGATATGCATGAGAACTATGCCTCATTTAAGAAATTAGGTGAGTTGGTTATCAATCTTGCTAAGACAATACCTCTTGCAAATGCGACAAATGAGTCTGGTGATCCTAGACAGTACGATTATAATGTAGCTGATGCTTGGGGATTGATATATAATAAGGGTCAATTTACTAAGTCACATCAACACTGGCCTCATGTATGGAGTTTCACCTATTGCGTTAAAGGTTGTAAGGATTGCGCTCCTTTGGTTTTTCCAGATGCATATTATTCGCAATCTTTCACACAAGTAGAACCACAAAAAAGTCAACTAATCCTCTGGCCTGCATGGTTATATCATTCAGTACCAGAACATAAATGTGACCATGAGAGAATCATGGCTGTTGGAAATTTAATTGTAGATTGGGATAAGAGTTTACGATCTGTAACTGAACATAAACTTACCCCGTCACCCAAAGGAGAATAAAATGAACATCGAACAACTTAGAGAACAGTTAGAAGTGGATGAAGGATGTGTATACGAGATTTATAACGATCACCTTGGTTATGCTACTTTTGGTATCGGCCATTTGGTTACGGAATCTGACCCAGAACAGGGACAAAGTTTGGGCACCCCCGTTTCTTCTGATCGAGTCGCTGAAGCCTTCGAGTCGGATATCCAAAGCGTCTTGCGAGACTGCAACATCCTTTACTCAGACTTTGACGATCTG